ACCGGGGCGATGAGGGACGAGGAGGTCGAGCACAACGGAAAGAAGCACCTGCGGGTCGTGGTCGACCGGGACGACAGCCTCGATGAGTTCACCGACCTGTTCAACCGGGAGCCGGCGCAGATGGTTCTTCCGGCAAACGACTCCGAGAGCAACCCCGTGCTGGCCGTCGTCAGGGCCCACCTGAAGAACCTCCAGAAGGAGAAGGACACGGACAGCAAGGGCAACACCATCTTCCGGTACCGGCGCACCGTGGCGAACCACTTCGGCATGGCGATGAACAGCTCGCTGGTCTGCGAGCGCCTGGCCGAGGGGACGCTGTTCGGAAGGCAGCCGGTGGAGTACCGGACCGTTGACGGGCGGCGGTTCGGCAACGCGGAGGGGGCAATCTGATGGCGACGCTGCTCGACCAGTGGGGAAGACCCATCGAGCATCCGGCCAAGCCGGACGAGCGGGTGCTGTCCGCCGCGGCCGTGCGCAACTTCCTCGGCGATGACTATCCCAGCTCCCGTCTCACTCCGGGCAAGCTGGCCGGCATCTTCCGTGAGGCCGACCAGGGGCAGCTCCTGCGCCAGGCGGAGCTGTTCGAGGAGATGGAGGAGAAGGACTCGCACCTCCTGTCCTGCATCGGGACCCGCAAGAACGCCGTGGCCGGCCTGCCCTGGAATCTCCGCCCGGCATCCGACGACCAGGCCGATTAGGAGCGGGCCGAGGCGGTAAGCGACTGGCTCTCCCGGATCCCGTCGTTCCGTCAGCTCCTGGTGGATCTGCTGGACGGGATCGCCAAGGGGTTCTCCGCAGTGGAGCTGCGCTGGCAGAACGGCCGCCAGGGGACGCGCATCAACGGCCACCAGTGGGTGCACCAGAAGCAGTTCTTCTTCGACACCGAAGGGCTTCTCAAGCTCATCACGCCCGAGGCGCCGATGGGCATGGCGCTCACGCCGGCGAAGTTCGTCCTCCATCAGTACCAGGCCAAGAGCGGCCACCCCGCCCGCGGCGGGATCCTCCGGGTGGCGGCCTGGTCGTACCTGTTCAAGAACTACTCGGTCAAGGACTGGCTGACCTTTGCCGAGGTGTACGGCATGCCGATGCGGATCGGCGAGTACGAGCCGGGGGCGAGCAAGGAAGACAAGGACGCCCTGTTCAACGCCGTCCGGATGCTCGGCGCCGATGCCGCGGCCATCATCAGCTCGGCCACGAAGATCCGGCTCGAGCACGCCGAGGGCAAGACCGGCGAGGTGTACGAGAAGCTGCACGACACCATGAACCGGGAGATGTCCAAGGCCATCCTGGGGCAGACCCTGACCGTGGACACGACCGGCTCTACCGGCACCTACGCCGCCGGCAAGGTCCACGAGCGGGTACGTGAGGACCTGCGGGATGCCGACGCCGAGGCCCTGGCGGACACGGTCCAGCGCGACATTGTGCTCCCCCTCGTAGGATTCAACTTCGGCTGGGATGCGGTGGAGACCGCACCGACGTTCGAGTTCGTCATCGAGGAGGCCGAGGACCTCGAGGCTGCGGCGAGAACGGTCAGCACTCTGGTCAAGGACATGGGCGTCAAGGCCCCGAAGAAATGGGTTCACGACAAGTTCAAGATCCCGATGCCGCAGGGAGACGAGGAGGTCTACGAAGGTGCGCCCCAGGCTGCGCCTCCGGAGGCGGGTGCGATGGCTGCCCGGTTCGCCTCGGCCGGCCGGGCGGACACCTCCCCTCTGGACGACCTGGCGGAGCGGGCCGCTTCCGCAGCGTCGAGCCGGACTGCCGACATGCTCGCCGCCATCGCGGCTGCGGCGGCGGACAGCAGCTCCTATGAGGAGGCGTTCGAGCGGATCGCCTCGCTGTATCCGAAGCTGCGAATGTCGGAGTTGGACGAGCTGCTCGCTGCGGCCCTGGTCAACTCCGACCTCTATGGACGTTGGGGGGTGAGCAATGGCCGCTGAGCTTGCCCTCAAGAACCTCACGATGGAGGAGGCCGTCCAGTACTGGAAGGGCAAGGTCAGGGTCTCGAAGGAGGAGTGGGACCAGCTCCCAGCCGAGGCCCGCACGAAGGCCTTCTTCGTGGCCGGGCTGCTCTCGGAGCAGATGCAGGCGGATGTGTTTGGTGCCCTGCAGAAGGCGCTCGAGGACGGGACCACGTTTGCGCAGTTCAAGAAGGACGTGCGGGGCACTCTCGAGGCGGCCGGCTGGACCGCCGAGTCCATGTGGAAGCTGCGGACCATCTTCGTCACGAACATGCTCACCGCCTACTCGGTCGGCCGCTACAAGCAGATGACCGACCCGCACATCTTCAAGACCAGGCCCTACTGGCAGTATGACGCCGTCGATGACGGCCGCACCAGGCCGGCCCACCGTGCGCTGGACGGAAAGGTCCTGCGTGCCGACGACCCGGCCTGGGATGAGATCTACCCGCCCAACGGCTTCAACTGCCGGTGCACCGTGCGGACCCTCAATGCCGAGGACGTGAAGCGGATGGGGTTGTCGGTAGAGGCCGGCTCCGACGTGGTCGGCCAGCCCGCCGAGGTCGAGGGCAGGACCGTCGTCGTGCGTCCGGATGAGGGGTTCGCACACAACCCGGGAAAGGCGCAGTGGGGTGCGGAGTTCCTGAGGAAGCCGGGAGAGAGGGGCAACCCGGTGTCGCTGGTGGACGACAAGACCCCGGCGAATCTCGGTGAGCTTCCACGCGACGACAAGGACTTCCCGCCGTCTACGGCCGACACCGCCGACGCCATTTGGGACGAGCTGGTGGGGTCGGGAAAGCCCGTAGTTCGCGACGCCATGGACTGCCCGGTTCTCCTCGACAAGGGGTTCGTCGACCACATCGTCGACAAGTCGGCCGGAGAGCAGCGGTTGCGCCACATTCGAGGAGTCGTTCCGACCATCGAGGATCCCGCCGAAGTGTGGCTCAGACCCATGCGGTACCAGGACGGAAAGGTTGTGCTGCGCCGTGTCTACGTGCGGGCCTTCGCACAGAAGAAGGTGGTGGTTGTAGTCCAGGCGGACCGGGGGATCTGGGCCGGATATACCGCCTACGCCTCGGGCCATCAGGGCGTGAACTCTGCCAGGCGCGGGGTGAGGATCTACGAGAAGTTGCCAGCCGATGCTCCCCAGCCGCACGCTGGCCGCCCTGACGGTTCTGCGACTGAGGCGCACCGCCAAGGCTCAACTCCATCATACACCCCGGGGATCGGAGGTCAAGCATGATGAAGTCCCGACTCGAGCTGCATCAGTTCGACGCCGCCCAGGAGCTGGAGCTGGCCCGCTCGTGCTTCTCTGTGGAGCTCGAGGGTGTGCCGGAGTGGATCCACATCCTGCCCCTCGGGACGGTGCGCCCCAACGACGGCCGCAAGCCGTTCGTCGTCGGCCGGCAGCTCCTGGACCGGATCATAGCGGACCGCAAGGCCCTCAGCGTAGACCTTGTCGTGGACTACGTGCACCAGACCACTCAGCCCGGACTGGACGCCCCGGCCGCCGGCTGGGTCCGGGGATTTGAGATCCGGGAGACTGGGCTGTGGGGGCGAGTCGAGTGGACCGAACGGGCCACCGAGCGGCTCCGGAAGAAGGAGTACCGCTACCTGTCGCCCTCGGTCTACCTCAGCAAGGGCGGCGTGGTCATGGGGCTGCACAGCGTGGCGCTCACGAACATCCCGGCGATCAGCGAGCTGACGCCGGTGGTCAACCAGCAGAAGCAGGAGGAGGGAATGGACAAGCTGCTCGAGAAGCTCAAGGCCCTCTTCGGGGACAAGACCCCGGAAGAGTACGCCCAGGTCGTCCAGGGCATGGTGGACGAGAAGAACCGGCTGCCGAAGGAGATCGTGGAAGTGCTCAAGCTCTCCGCGACGGCATCCATCGTGGACGCCACCCGGACGATCCGGGAGCTCCAGAACAAGGACGGCTTCGTGAGCGTGGCCGAGTTCTCGGCGCTCAAGGAGAAGCTCGACAGGATGGAAGCGACGGGCCTGGTCGACGAGGCCATGAAGGCGGGCAAGGTCTCCGCCGCACAGAAGGCCTGGGCCGAGGACTACGCCGCTACCGATCCGGAGGGCTTCAAGAAGTTCGTCGCAGCGGCCCCGGTGGTCGTGCCCGTGAGCGGAGCGGTGGCAGGCAGGCCGAGCGGCCAGGCGGACGGAGCCCTTGCCGGCGAGTCGCTCGAGGTCTGCAGCCAGCTCGGCCTGGACCCGGAGAAGTTCAAGAAGGAGATGGCCGCGGCGCAGTAGGCGCCCGGCAACGAACCGAAGGAGGGAGAACAGATGGCACTGACGACGGACAGAGACACGGAATACACGGAGGGCCTCCTTCGTGAATTCCCCATGGCGGCCGATGCCGTGATCTACGGCGGCGGGCTGGTGATGGTCAACGCGGACGGCTATGCCGTGGCCGGTGCGGACACGGCGAGCTGCTTCCTGGTGGGCGTGGCCCAGAAGGGCATGGACAACACGGGCGGAGCGAACGCGGCGAAGAGCATCCTGGTCAAGACCCGGGGCGTCTTCCGCGTCAAGCACTCCGCCCTGACGCAGGCGAACATCGGCGACCCGGTGTACGTGCACGACGACGAGACCGTGAAGGCCTCGACGGTCAACAGCGTGTACGCCGGCAAGCTGGTGGCGCTGCAGGGCACGACCGAGGTGTGGGTTGAGCTCGGAGCCCAGCGCGGCGCGACCGGCCCGCAGGGGGCGACGGGTGCAACCGGGGCGACTGGAGCCACTGGCCCGCAGGGCGAACAGGGAGAGACCGGGCCCCAGGGGGCGACGGGTGCAACCGGAGCACAGGGCCCGCAGGGGGCGACGGGTGCAACCGGAGCACAGGGCCCGCAGGGGGCGACGGGTGCAACCGGGGCGCAGGGGCCGCAGGGACCTCCCGGGGTGCCGGGCCCCGTGGCGAACGTTCCGGTCATTGTCGACCCGAACAACGCTACGGCGGCGGACTGTGCGAACAAGATCAACGCCATCCTGACCGCGCTGGTCCAGGGTGGTCACATGCTGCCCCCGGCGTAGCGGCGGCAGGAACTGAAGGAGGGATGCCATGATCGTCAATGGCGGAACGCTGCAGGCCCTGTACACGGGCTTCAAGATGCTGTTCAACAAGGGGCTGGAGTCCGTCCAGACCTTCTACCAGGAGCTGTGCACCGAGGTGCCGAGCTCCAACGCCACCGAGGAGTACAAGTGGCTGGGCCGCTTCCCGAAGATGCGGGAGTGGATCGGGGACAAGCAGTTCCAGAACCTCGAGGCCCACGGGTACTCCATCAAGAACAAGGACTGGGAGGCCTCGGTCGAGGTCGACCGCAACGACATCGAGGACGACAACGTCGGCCTCTACAACCCGCTGTTCACCTCGATGGGCGAGGAGGCGAAGCGGCACTACGACGTCCTGGCGATGGCGCTGCTGCTCAACGGCTTCAGCACCGCATGCTACGACGGCCAGTACTTCTTCGACACGGACCATCCGGTCAATGGAGCGCCGGTGACCAACACCGGCACCGAGGTCCTCTCGGCGGACAACTACGCCGCGGCCCGGGCCAAGATGCGGGACTTCACCGATGACCGGGGCCGGCCGCTGTACGTGAACCCGAACCTCCTCGTCGTCGGCCCCTCGAACGAGGCGACGGCAAAGAAGATCATCGAGGCGGAGTTCGACTCCAGCGGTGCGACCAACCCGTGGAAGGGTACGGCCAAGCTCCTGGTCCTCTCCGGCCTGGGCACCAAGTGGTTCCTGATGGATACGACGCGTGCCATCAAGCCCCTGGTCATCCAGATCCGGAAGAAGCCGGTGATGGTCTCGAAGGTGACCACCGACTCCGAAGCGGTCTTCCAGCGCAAGGCCTTCCAGTACTCGGTCGAGTGCCGGGACAACGGAGGGTACGCGTTCTGGCAGCTCGCGTACGGCAGCACCGGAGCCGGGCAGCAGTAACCACTCAGAGAGCCGGTAAGCCCACGGGGGCGGCCAGCGCATCGGCCACCCCCGTGGCACGGCCGAACAAGGAGCGGACCATGGGGAAGATCATCATCCAGGCGAAGTCGCAGGCGGGCTTCTGGCGGTGTGGGAAGTTCCATCCGCCCGAGCCGGTCGAGCATGACGCTGACGCTTTCACGGGACAGGAGCTGGCCCGACTGCAGGCCGAGCCGAAGCTCCATGTGACCGTCATCTCCGATGAGGAGGATACGCCGTCGTCCGAAGGGCAGCCGGCGAAGAAGGGCGGGAAGAAGCGGAAGGGGTAGGCCGTGGCATACGCGACGACACAGGACGTGCTGGACAGGCTCGGGGCGGATGTGGCCCTGAGGCTGGCAAAGGACCCGGAAGGCGAGCTGGATACCGCCAAGCTCGAGCGGGCCCTGGCGGATGCGACCGGGGAGGTGGACTCCTACCTCGGCCAGCGCTACAGCATCCCGGTATCGCCCGTGTCGGAGCAACTCGTCCGTATCGTCCTCGACCTGGCGATCTTCCAGCTCTTCATGTGGCGGGGATTCGACCCGGAACGGGACGTTGAAGTCAAGATCGCACGAGACGCTGCGGTGCAGTGGCTCGAGCGCGTGGCTCGGGGTCTTGCCGGCATCGGCGCCGCCGAGCCGCCGAAGGACGTGGGGGCTGAGGTCGAAGCTGCAACCCGGGTTTTCTCCCGGGAGAAGATGGGGGACTTCTAATGCCGGACTTCGAAGGGGATCAGACAAGATGAGCGGCGTCGTTCTCGTGGGGGACTGGAAGGGGTTCGGGGTGCGGCTCCAGCACATGGCCGGCCTGGACTTCACCGCCATCCACCGGGAGATCGGCGAGGCCGTGCTGGCCGACACGCTTCAGGCCTTCCGCGAGTCGAAGTCGCCGGAAGGGCAGACCTGGCCGACGCTCAGCGAGCGGACGATCCTCGCCCGTCTCAGGGGCGGTCGGCGCAGAACCACCCGGCGCAGCAAGGCGACGACGGTCGAGGCCCGGGTGCTGGGCATGCGGCCGCTCATTGCCTCCGGCCGGCTGCGCAAGTCGCTGACCATGAATGCCTCCGCCACGCAGGCGGAGATCGGAACCAACCTCATCTACGGAGCCATCCACCAGTTCGGCGGCAAGGCCGGGAAGGGGCGGCGGGTCACCATCCCGCGGCGCTCCTTCCTCGGCCTCGGCCAGTCGGCCGACACGGTGGTCAGGGTCATCATGGACCGCCTGACGCCGAAGGGGGTCGCATGATCGCCGAGTGCAAAGCCCGCATCACCAAGGCACTCGCCGGCGCCGGGATCCCCGAGGCGCACATCTACCCGAGCCCGCAGGGCGCCACCGAGAGCAAGGTGTTGCGGCGGGCCTGGATGGAGATCACCGTCGAGGACCCGGCCAGAAACATCCGTCGGGCCGCCCGGTTCCAGAAGGACGGGAAGACGTACTATCGCTGGCAGCTCTTCGACCGCCTGGTCTACGTCGTCGTCCGCATCGAGGACGAGACGCTGGCCGGTCTCGAAGGCTG